AAAGAAAACCCTCTTGCGAAGGTTTCTTTTGCTAATTTATCTATGTTGTCTATGTTATTTAATTCACAATATTGAATAAACTCACTATCCAAGATTAACGTGCTCTTCGGTTTCATTTTCTATATCTTTGATATCGTTTATTCTAAAGTGTAAGAAGGGTTGTTCATTTGGTAAATCATGAAATGTATATTCATTTGTTTCAACATCGTATATTCCATACCCGTGATGTTTTACCGTCTCACCAAAATTTTGTTGTATGAGACTACCAACCATAATTGCATGACCTCCGTTTGGTAATGTGAATTGTTGTCTCTTGTGAATATCTCCACATAATAATAAATCCAAATCAACAAAGTTTAATTGGTCATAGGCATCTTCAAACTCATAACCTAAATCGGTTGACAATCCCATAATTGGTCCGTGAAATAAACCAACAGTTATTTTGGTCTCGTCTTTCGTAAATTCGGGACGTGAGTTATGTTGATATAGTGAATACACTACCCATTGTATATTTTCATCTATATAATCACCACTATCTTTATAATAAGCAATATTTTCATTATCTAATAAATCTACCACAGGGCTAATACTATCTAATCGTTGTGTATTATTCTCTAAGAAATCATGATTACCCGGTATAATTACTACATTACCCAAATGAGATAATTCTCTAAGAAACCAACTTGTTAACATCAGTTGTTCATTTGATATATTAATCTTTTGATGTGCGATATCTCCAGCAACAACGATTCTTATATTATCCCAAGTTAATCCTTCTTCAACCCAATTCCAATGATGAACTCGTAATTCACTTAATAACTTTTCAAATTGTTCTTTATACAAATCATGCATTTGAATTGTACGAATATGTAAGTCGGCAATGTGTATTATTTTCTTGACCATCTTGAAATGTATTTTGATAAATCCATAGTAAGGATTGCGTTATTAATTTGTGGGGGAACTTTATATTCAACAAATGTTGCGTCATCTTTTAATAAAACAACAACATTACCTAATAATTTAGTATCTTGGTATTTTGTTCCTTCTAACATTTTACGTAACAATCTTCCATATAATGGTAATTGTAAATAGTAATGACCTAGTGCATTATCGTGATAATTGTTGAATGGTGGATATAGTTTACCAGTATAATGATGTACCTCAAAATTCTTAGGTTGGTTTGTTTTCCAATCTGTAATAACAAATCCAAATCCATCTTTCTCTTTGTTTTGCATCAACCATACTTTATCAGGTTGTCCTGTGTATTGTTCAGTTGGGTCACCTAATACAATCTCCGTATCTAATAATATCCCACCTCTTTCTAACATTAAATCAAGAAATTGTTTGCCGGCACTAATCATATTATCACTCTTACGTTGTTGTTCTTCATTGATAGTGAATATAGGTTGTCTAACTTCTTTGTAGTTATCAAAACGACCAATCAATTCAGATTCCAATTCAAAGTGAACACGACTACCCATATTTGTTGATAGGTCACCAGCTTGTCTCCATTCAGCAAGTAATTGAGCTTGACCTTCAGGGTCACCTTTGGACATCTTTAGTGCCATACCTTCAGCATCAAATGGTTTATGAAATTTCTTAACGATTTTAGATACTGATGGAAAGTTCTTTTTTATTTCACCATCAACATCTTTCATATAGTAAATGTGTTCTTCTTCTATAAATGTTAATTCTAATTCTTTTCTTCTTTTTTCTAATAAATCATTAATTTCTAACGATACGTCTTTTAAATTCATTTTTATTCTATTTGTTTCATTTTATATTCATTTAAGTTTCCCTGTAAATCGGCAATATCTTTATCTCCCTCCAATTTAATACTCCACACCTTACCCATCAACTTACCACAATTTAATTTATGATATAATTTTTCTTGATCGCCATATGCGTCAGGGTCTAATACTATAATTATTTTTTTTGCCTTTTCATAAAGTGTCATAAATAAATGTTCACTCATAAATTTTCCTAACATTGGTATTGCGTTTGGTATAAAAATACTATCAAATGCACCTTCAACGATATAGACGGGTTTAGTCCAATCAATTAAATATTCATTGAATATTATAAGTTCCTTTTGTGCTTCAGGATTTTTATATTTAAATTTTGTTTTCATTAAATAAGACCTAGCAATAAAATAATTTAATCTATTATTTTCATCATATGAAGGAATTATTATTCTATTCTCATATAATCCTGTTGCACAAAAACCAATGTTATATATTTGTAACATCAAATCAGTGATGTTTCTATTTTTAATATAATTGTACGCCTGTTTATATCCAGGTGTCAATTTCATTCCAAATGAGGCATCTTTAAATGAAACAAATTCTTTAGGTAATTTAACTGGTTTATACGTTCTTTTTGATATATCTTCATCATCTTCAGGTTTCAATAAAAGATATTTCTTTAATTGCCTTGGATTACCAAATTTCTTAATTAATTTAAATACTGAACCGTGTGTTCCATGTGTTTCAGCACATACCCAACATTTATAAACACCATATTTGTAATTGACTTCAAGATTTCCTTTCCCATCACCGTGGTCTAACCCTTTTATCTCATGTGAACATATTGGGCAATCAAAAGATACTTGGTGTCTATAGTCATTGTGATTCTTATAGTCACCAAACATATCCTCTAAAATCTCAAATACCGCGGAATAGTCAACTTCTTCTTGGGTGCTCATTTAGATAAAATACAAAAAATAAACGATAATAAAAAATAGTGAGCAAAAAATTGGGGCGAGAACACCACCTCTCGCCCCTCCAACCAAACCTGTATTTCTACAGGTCCCGTCCTATTAATAAATATAGGTAAGTTATTTTCAAAAGTAAAATATTAGTTGCCCAATATTTTATACTACCGCCCTACCTTTCATATTTTCCCAATCCCTATTAACTCTTACAGTGTTATTAGTGTCATTTGTGGATTTTAAAACATTATTTAAGGTACCTAATTGATTTGATAATGATATTAACGCAGATAAATCTTTTGGAAAACAATGACCTCCAAAACCATAATCACCATCATGACCAGGTACTGACCAATGTGAATGACCTAATCTTTCATCGTGAATTGCGTATTCAACTACTTTATCGTAGTCAATATTCAGTTTTTCACATAGTTGGTATATCTCATTTGCAAAAGATACTTTAACCGATAAGAAAGTATTAATAAGGTACTTTACCATTTCAGCATGTGTTGAATCTGTTTTAATGATTTCCGCCTTAGGAAAAACCTTACTGAATACTTGTTTTAGTTTAGTTGTCGCAGTCCTCGGTCCTCCTAATATTATTCTATTTTGATTTTCGTAATCATCAATTGCATTACGTTCCGTTAAAAATTCAGGATTAAAAGCAATCGTAATATTCTCATATTTTGAGTTTAATCCATCTGTGGTACCAGGCGTTATTGTTGATTTAATAACAACAATTTTATTTTTTGAGGTGTCGTTAATTTTTTTAATTACTCCTTCAACAATATCAATATTACAACTACCGTCTTGATTCATCGGTGTTGGTAGACATACAAATATAACTTCTGATTTTTCAATTAAATCAGTTTCAGATGAATTACTTTTAGTTTCATCTAAATCGTATGTTAAAACATTATAATAATTTTTAAACTTTTGGTATATTGCGTTACCAACAAATCCTTGTCCTATTATTCCAATAATCATTTTATGCAGTTTGTTTGTTCATGTTTACATATCCGATAACACAACATGCAGCATCTGCCATATCGTAGTTCTCTTTTTTAAGGTTACCTGTTTTTCCATATAACCAATTAACATCGGGACATACACTATTAACGTGTTCCCAAATAACATGTTTCTTATCAATATCTTTTGGGTACCCACCGAATAAAACATTACGTCCTTTATCATTTGGACCAACCAAATCGGGAAATGCAAATTTTCTTGAGTTGTACGTTGAGATAAACGTTGGTAACACTCCTAATACATCGTAACAATTCTTTAAAATTAAAGTGTTATAACGTAATAACGTTCCGATAGTGTAAATGTTATTTGATTGTAATAAAGGTTCCTCAATGACGACACGGAGAATTCCCATGTCTTTATAACCCTCTAAATGTTTTTTAAACGCATCCGCTTTTTTAATCAACTCTTCAATCTTATCTACAGGTTGAGGTTTTATTTTAGGGGAAAAATGAGTTAGTTCTAATAATTTAGAACCTGATATATCAAATAAGGCAAATCCAATAACTTTAGTACTGATATCAAGACCTAAAATTTTAGGTGTATTTTTTAATTTAATTAACTTGTCATTCATAATATTTCCATTTATATCCGGCCGCTGTTTTTATTTTACCTAAACAACATTCACCAATGTGATTATTTTTATACTCTTTTTTTGCTTCCGAAATTGATTCCCATATTTTTATTTTTTTACCATCCAAGGTTAACTGTATGATTTTTCTTTTTTGATGTGAATGGGAATTTGATATTTTTTTACCATACTCTTCGTCATATTTTCTTCCTTTATTTGGTGAAACTCTACCCTTCGTAGATAAAGATAGATTTTTTCTGTGTAAAAGTGAACGCTCTTTTCCATTATTTAAATGTGGAATTGGTTTACCTTTTTTTGCCAATGAAATATTTTTTTTTGTTTCCTCAGATCTTTTTTTTCCCTTATTATTTTCTGAAATTCTTTTTAATTGTTCGGGTGTCCATTTTCTTCCTAACGCACTTGGTGGATTTTCTCCTCCTTCTGATATATTTGTTAATTTACAACCAATAGATTTATAATATGAAATATAATGTTTTTCCCAAAATTCCCAATTACATTCATCAACTTCATCTATTATTAATAATTCTGGTTTGTTATTATTTTCTAGTAAAGAAAATATCCATTTATCTTTATAACTTATTTTTTTATTACTGTCCTGTAAATGTTTTCTATAACGAGATTGTGGATTAATACTTTTACCAATATATTTTAATTCATTTTTTGATTTATCAACTAAACCATATATATATACTTTTCTCATACTAATAAATATATGAAAAGTGTGAAGAGGATATATTTTGTAGTAATATCTAACCCAAATATTAGAAATCTAATTTAACTGATAAAACTTGAGTACCTAATCTCTTAATCGGTAACGGAGCCTTTGCAACAACTAATGGTTCTTTATTATCATTTAACAATTGAACTTCAGTTATAACCGGTGTACATGAACTACACGTTGGGTTTTGTGATGTTACAAATGCGTTTGACGGTAGGTTAATTAAAAAATTCATTTGTTCAATATCGGTAGCTCTAACTAACCTAACACTACCAGGGAATGGTTGTTCGTCCCCAAATTGAGGTTGTATTGTTGAACTTGTTGTACCTAAATAATCTGTACCAACACTTGTCATATGTGTTTCTAAATTGAAGGTTGTTGCTCCTGAATAATCTGAATATTTAATTGTAAATGTTGTTGCTAACAAATTATTTTTAGTAAACACTCCATTAATCTGTGAGGTGATATCAATATATTTCCAACCATCTGGTGATGGTAAAGATGTAATATTTTCAACTCTTTGGATTAACGCAAATATTTTGTTTGCAACAAGTCCGTTTGATACGTCGTTTAAACTGGTCTTTAAAAAATTAAATTCATCACCAAATTTAAATGAGATTTGTGATGGAATTGCAGGAAAACATCCGTCTTCAGTACCTCCTAATCTAACTTTATTAAAATAGTTACAAGGTAATGCATTAATCGTTTGATTTGATGTAAAGGTCATCATGTATGTTAACCAAACAGTTTGACCTGTTGTACTTAACATTGAACTATTTCCTACTGTATCGCTTGGTGTTGCATACACTTTTGGTGCAGGTAACGTATATTTTCTATTACTTCTGTAATCTAATGTTGCAACCAATTCTTGGTCGTCAAAAACCACTATTTTATTATTGTAAAATACTTTACCTACTCTAACATTAGTCTCATCTAACAAATATCTAAATGGTAATGTAGAAGTTGCATTTTTTGTTGATTTAACATAGTAGTCTATAGAATCCATAGTAAATAATGCTCCGATAGTTGTTCCTGTACTTCTATGATATAATAAAAATGGTATATAAACTTCAAAATAATCTAAATCGGTTATTAATTCATCATCATTATCAGTGGCTACATTGTTTGTAATTCCAGTACTAATATAGTCATCATATTTAAAAAATCTTTCTGGATCATTAATAACATCACCCAATTCAGAATAATGAATAATTGCAACACATCTTTGTTCAGATGGTAATAATTCAATTACTTCATCATATGAATTTACAAAACTTGTTCCGTAATTTTCATTAGTGAAATCTGGTATTGATATACTTGAAGTTGATAATCCCGAAAATGGTACAAATGTTTGTCCTGTACTCGTATATCCTAATCTTTCTTTAGTTGATACAAATACATTACTTGTATAACCTGATAAAGTTTCATCGCTAGTAGTTCCTCCAATTGGTTGTTGTGTCCAAATTGTATTTAATGTCCAAGAATTTAATTGTTGTGATGGGTCAATTGGTGTTGGTAAACATACTGAAGCAATTTCACTTTCAATTGAATACTCCAATTCACATTCATTAGATATAACGGTTCCTGTTAAACTTAGTGAACCAGTTAAATTTGGTAAGTTTCTATCTAATGTTAATACATTACCAGATTTATTCGTTACTTTATAAACGAAACTATTCAAACTTGATTGTATTGTTGCAGTTTCACCATATAATTCACCTAACGTCAATGTAACATAACTACCACTTGCAAAATAACTTCCACTAGCCGACGTTGGTATTGTTATTGTGTTACTTCCATTAATTGAACCTGAGGTAATTGTGAACGTTTCACATTCAATTGTTGTATTGTTTGGTATGTAATTTGAAACAAATCCCGCAGGTCCCATTTCATTTTTTATAGTGTATAATGTAGATTGTTGTACAGGATTTCCATATGTACTACTATCACTTGAATTTAACTTTAAAGGATATTTTACACCCGTTTCTTTATCAAACGGTGAGAAAACTTTTTCGTTTGGTTGAGTTCCTCCTGTATATGATGAAAACGCCGTTGAGTAATCAAATTCAGAATCCCCGACTTGGAAATAATTTATTTGAAAGTCACCCTTTGCAATTGCCTTTCTACCTTTTTGGGTGATTCTTGCTGATAAGTATTGTGCGTTATCGTTGTTTAAAAAACTCATATGTTATAAATATCTTTATTTAATTTTGTTTTATTAATCTCCTAAATCGTAATTTAATAATATAATGTTGTTTACTTTAATTCTAATATTATCAATCTCATCTGATCCACCACTACAATTACTTCTATATCTTGCATACATATCTTGAACAAATGTACTGCCTGTTGGTGTCCATGTTGTATATGTCGTTCCATTTATACTATATTCCACAGTTGTATCTGGAGTTACAGGTCCACTTGTTCCATTAAAAGTAAATGTTACAGTTGAGACACCGGCATTATATGGTGTACTACCATCTTGGCAATATTCATTTAAAGGTGTTCCCTGTCCTATAGTTGCGGTTATACTTACAACATTACCCGCAACACCCGCCCCTCCACCAGAACCTCCAGCGGTAATACAATCAGGACATGCATTGGTTCCTGTAAAATATCCATCCATGTATATTGGTGCTGTTTGAGTATATTCAAAATAAAATGGTTTTGCTTTATATGTCGTTTTAGTTGTAACTCTTCTACATACATTATCATCTAAATCTGTGGTAATAACGTCATTTACCGCCACATCGTCATTATCCGTCCAAATAGGTGACATATATTGATCTATTACACCATCACATCTTGTCGTTTCCATCATATAATATAAGTCACAACTATTACAATTTGCAATAGAGCTTCCGTTCAAAACAATACCCGGAGGTACCGTTAACGTAGCAAAAACACTATTTACCAATGGACCGTCATATCCACCAATCATACTTCCCCATGTTACACAATAACTATCTAATACATTTCCATTTTGGTCATATTCAATTACAGGGTAAATTGAACCCGAAACCATTACCGGCGCACTTAAATTATTCGCATAAGCTACATTTTCTGCACCTGATCCACATACTGTCACAGTGTAACCACTATATGTAAATCCTGCAAATTCACCATATATACAATCATAACATGTCCCATCAAATGGAGATATTCCATCAAGATTTATTGTCCAATTTTCAGTTGGTGAAATCTCAATAACTGACCAACAATTATCACCAATGTCATAAACTGTTCCTTCTGTGATTTCAGCGGAAGACCTACCAATTGCCGATGGTACATATTCCTCCCCGAATCCACATGGGTCGGAATAATCCATAACTAAACTTTGCATTCCCCAATCTATTGTTTCATAATATTCCGCCACCATTGCTTCAGTCATACAAACATCAATAATTAACTGAGGACCAAATGGAAATTTAGTGACTTCTTTTCCTGCATATCTTAAATCACTACAATCACCTAAAGCATAATAATAATATGTTGCGTCAGGTATATTTTGAATTGTTAAAAATCTGTCTGTTCCGTCACAAGTTCCAGTTGAACTCATTTTTATTACCTTAGTGGTATCAGAAACTGTGTATACTGCTCCTGTTAATAAACTAGCTCTAGTTACTCCCGTTGCAAGGGCCGTTCCACTACAAGATGCACTACTAACACTGGTACATTCATATAAATTAAATGGACCTGTTACTGTTGTTGCGGTTATTGTTATTGTAATTTGAAATGACATATATTATTTATAACTTTTTATTTTTTAATCGCACGCACATCCCGTACCGGTATATGTTTTTATTTCATAATTTGCTGGTGACGTATATTGAATACCATTAAGTGGTGAGAAACAATTGCCTTCAATTGTTATACCTGATGGTGCACTACCACTAAGTGCTACCGAATATATCGGTGATACACCTGAAGTTGGTCCTGTACATCTAACATAATCATAATAGGATTCTGGTATAGGAGTTACGGTAGGTCCTGGAGTTGGGGTAGGTGGGTTTGAACAAGAAGTACAAGATGTTTGTGCTGTTCCGGTTTGTGCTGAACCATCTCTTTTAAACTCTCTTTCATCCGTTCCATTAGACACCCAAAAAGTGTCATCATTTGTCATATCACCATATACGTTACCGTATGTGGGTGATGATAAACCTAATACCTTAGTTAAAGTACATAATGATGTACCTCTAACTGTTACATTTACTGCCGCATATTCACCACCGCTACAAGCTGATGGACCATTATTTAAACTCACATAACCACTAAATGTAGTTTCAAATGGAGTAGGAGTTGGGTCTGGTGTTACAGTTGGTGTTGCAGTTGGTGTTACGGTTGGATTCGGTGTAGCGGTTGGTGTTGGTGTTACGGTTGGATTCGGTGTCGGTGTTGGTCCCACCGCAGTTGCGGTTGGTGTTACCGTTGGTGTGCTAGTAGGATTTGGTGTTGGTGTTGGTAACGTATTACCATAAACTGCACTACCATTGAAATCACAACCCGGTGTTGGTGTTGGTGTAGGTGATGGTGTTGGTGTAGGAGTTGGTGTATTAGTTGGTGGTGGTGTTGGTGTTAAAGTTGGAGTCGCTGTTGGTGTGGCTGTTGGTGTAGGTGATGGGGTCGGAGTTGGTGTAGGTGTAGGGATACCAATAATACAAATACTTAATGGTGGATTATCTATACAAACTCCTTTAAAACGTATTTGTATTTTCTTAGTTAATGGTGATGGTGCTGTGAATGTATAACCAGTACTTGCGGTTAAACCTGTAATACCATCTCCTCTCGGTACGTCAACTAAAAACGGTGTTGTTGATATTTCACTCGCACTACAATTTTGTCCATAAATTCCCGTATTATCAGTTACCGAATATAAATCAAAGGGACCACAACCGGGACCTACTTCATCATGATTAACAAAAATTTTAGCAACAAACGACATAATAGTTTTTTTTAAAATCCAGACACATATAATGCACTTGGGTTATCATCAAATTCACAACAATAGATACAATCTGAATAGTATTCTTTTTCGTGTATGTTTATATTTTCAATAACATAGTTACCTGTTACGTTATCGGTTATTCTTACCCAAAACTTTAAATTATTGTATTGATTTGGAAAAACTTCAGGATTTCTTTGATTCGGCCAATTTGTTGGATTATAATATGAATCAATTGTTGTACCAGAAAGATTCAAAGTATTGGTTGTATTATTATTAGAATACGTTTGCCAAGATGTAACACTATTAGGTGTTGCACCCGTTTTAAACTCAACTTTATAGTTGGTACTAAAACCCGTTATATCATGTAATCTAATAACTAATCCCATATTCCAATAAATAGTGTTATCTATAAATTAAATAAAAAACCCCTTATAATAAAGGGGTTTTAATATTGTTATTTGTTTAAATAAATTATTCACAATCGGAACAATCAACATTTGTGGTACAAGGTGTTGCACAAGGCACTGATGTCATTAATCCAGAGTCAGAATCTATTTCTGTACCATTTCGTACACATACTGTTCTAGAAGAACCTGGTCCAACAAGCAATGAGGATAAAACATTATCTAAACATCTATAATATGTGAATGTTATACCACCATCGTCTCGTCCTCCCTCATTATAAACCGTATAACATTCACAAGGTAATACTGGTTCAGATGTGGCCCAAGCTATTTGAGTTGTACAAAATCCACCACTTTCGGAACCTGTACTTGTAATTGTTCCTCCTGTTATTGAATCCGATAAACCTGTTGCGGTGTATCCAGTTGTAAGTACTGCTCTTGTTATTCCTGATGCAATAAAAACTCCGTTTAGTGCTCCACCACTTGTTGTGCCTGATATACTATAGTTACCAGATTGTGTGGTTCCTGATGTTGCTGCCGTTAATTTAAATGTTATGTTCATATGTCTTATTTCTTTTTATAAATATCTAGTTATTTTAATTATTTTTACTAACACTCCAAACAATCACCATTTGTAGTACATGGGCCTGGACAAGGCACTGATGTCATTAATACGGAGTCAGAGTCTATATCTGTACCATTTCGTACACATACTGCTCTAGAAGACCCTGGTCCAACACTCAATGAGGTTAAAACATTATCTACACATCTATAATATGTGAATGTTATGGCACCATCGTCTCGTCCACCCTCATTATAAACCGTATAACATTCACAACTTGAAGGGTTAGGTGTTACCGTTGGTGTACTTGTCGGTAATGGTGTATTTGTTGCAGTTGGTTCTGGTGTTGGTGTTGCTGATGGACAAGTTACACAAGCCTCTTGTGGATATGCTCTATTAGATGATCCGAATTTACGATAATATCTTGATTGTCCCGATCCTTCACTTAACCAGAAATACCCGTTTATATCAATTTCTGCTTGAATAATGGTACCTTCAATATAACTATTAGCTTCGCACATTGTTCCATAAAATCCATTAAATTGATATGCAAAGTATGGTGTAAAGCTTCCACCATTACACGCATCATATCCACTATCTAAACTAACATATGCCGTAAATGAAGTTGGTGGTATTGGAGTTAGTGTTGGTGTACTAGTAGGTTCTGGAGTTACCGTTGGTGTACTAGTAGGTTCTGGAGTTACCGTTGGTGTGCTAGTTGGATTAGGTGTTACAGTTGGTGTACTGGTTGGATTAGGTGTTACAGTTGGTGTACTAGTAGGTTCTGGTGTTAGTGTTGGTGTACTAGTAGGTTCTGGTGTTAGTGTTGGTGTACTTGTCGGTAATGGTGTGTTGGTTGCAGTAGGTTCCGGTGTGCTAGTTGGTAATGGTGTATTTGTTGCTGTTGGTAATGGTGTATTAGTTGGTAATGGTGTTGGTGTATTAGTTGGTAATGGAGTTGGTGTGCTCGTTATAATAGTTAAATCCACATCAAAATCACAATTCGGTAATGGGGTTGGTACCGGTGTGTTGGTTGGTAATGGAGTTGGTGTACTTGTTATAATAGTTAAATCCACATCAAAATCACATACTGGTGTTGGTGTTGGAGTTACAGTTGGAGTCGGTGTTGGAGTTGGTGTAAATGTTGGTTCTGGTGTTGGTGTTAGAGTTGGTGTTGCAGTTGGAGTTACAGTTGGGTCAGGCGTAGGTGTTGGTGTTACAGTTGGATTAGGGGTTACTGTTGGTTCAGGAGTTGGAGTGCTAGTAATTATTGTTAAATCCACATCAAAATCACATACTGGTGTAGGTGTTGGTAATGGAGTTACTGTTGGTTCAGGAGTTGGAGTGCTAGTAATGATTGTTAAGTCTACGTCAAAGTCACACGCTGGTGTTGGTGTTGGAGTTACAGTTGGAGTCGGTGTTGGAGTTGGTGTACTAGTTATTATAGTTAAGTCTACGTCAAAATCACATACCGGTGTTGGTGTTGGGGTAACTGTAGGAGTTGGTGTAGGAGTTGGAGTGCTAGTAATTATTGTTAAATCAACATCAAAGTCGCACACTGGTGTTGGTGTTGGAGTTACAGTTGGAGTCGGTGTTGGAGTTGGTGTACTAGTAATGATTGTTAAATCCACATCAAAGTCGCACACTGGTGTTGGTGTTGGAGTTACAGTTGGTGTAGGAGTTGGAGTTGGTGTACTTGTTATAATTGTCAAATCTACATCAAAGTCACATACTGGTGTTGGTGTTGGTGTTGGTGTTGGAGTACTAGTAATAATTGTTAAATCCACATCAAAATCACATACTGGTGTAGGTGTAACAGTTGGTGTTGATGTTACCGTAGGAGTTGGTGTAACGGTTGGTGTTGGTGTTAAAGTAGGTGTTGTTGTTGGAGTACTAGTTGGTACTGGTGTTGCAGTTGGTGCTGGTGTTGCAGTTGGTGCTGGTGTTGCAGTTGGTGCTGGTGTTAACGTTGGCGTACTAGTTGGTAAAGGAGTTGGAGTACTAGTTGGTAAAGGAGTTGGGGTTGTATATAAAAAAGGGCTATTACAATCACGTGCTTCTAAACATTCTGTATTTCCGTTATAAGTTCTCGTTAAGGATTCTACTGTTGGTGGTGTTACGTAACATGGGTCTTCGGTATCAAATGGACCACATACAGAATCAATATAGAATTGTTGTGTCTTTAAATCAACTCCATTATTTTTTACATATTTGTGTTGTAAAATAAATTGTTGATTATTAATACCATTGAATAAAATTAAATTTGTTACCGATTGAGAGACATTTATATTAAAATATAAATCCGCGTCACAATACTCTAAATTAACTGAAATTACTTCAAATAGTTCTCCGTTTTTAGAAATTAAATAATCACCATAATCGTAATAATCCTCATTATGATTACAACAAGGTTCAATAGGTGTTTCAGGTTTTACTTGTAATTGCTCAGCATATCTATTGTCAATAAAATGACTTTTAGTTCTAACAACTTCATTACCTGAAATATCTTTATTTGTATAAATCCTTAATTTTGTTGTCGGTAAAACTTCAATCTCAATATTCGTACCTCCTGTAATTGGTCTAACTGTTACAACATTCTTTTTTATTGAAGCTAAAGTATCTTTAGATGTTACCGTTAAACCTGTTGTATTGTGTAATTGACTATAATCATTTTCTTCACTAAAATTTACAAATTGTTGATGTGTAAATCCTGTTAGTGAATTTTGTGTGACTGACATTAAAACATCACCAGGTATAATGTCCTTTACTTGTTTTGTTGTACCATTATTTAAAACAACATATGTGTCATATTTTAATCCATAATCATATGAATTTCTATATTCAATATTTGGAACAACTGTAAAACCAAGATTATTTACATTTATATCGTCTTCAATTAGTCCTGTTGTTGATGGATTATCTTCATGTAGGTATTCTACATATTGTAAACTTAATCCATTAATTCTAACTTTCAAGTTACAGTTAGCTGCGTCTGTGAATAATAAATCAATAACGTCGTCTTCTTCAAATCCTAAAATAATACTACCACTATTACTACCAACCAATGGTACAACACTAACATTTGTATTTGTAAAATTATCTATTTTATAATAATCACTGAAAGTATCTTTATGGATATATACTGATGGGTATGAACCAATTGAACCACTTTGAATAAATTGTGTTGTTCCTGTAATGTTGAATACAATATCTGCGTTTAGTTTACAATCAGTTCCTCCAGTATAAATCACAGGTAAATTATCGTTACATATTGTTGTAAATTCAACATCAATTCCACAAGAAGATGTTGCAGTTGGGGTTGTTATAAATCTATAATCAAAATAATCATTTACAGAACAATCATATGTGTCATTTTTTATTGAATTGAATTTAACTTTTTCAATTCCATCTACGTCAGTAAAAAATTCATACTCAATTTTCTTTTTTGGTAATATTGAACCAGTTAAAGAACTTATAGTAGTCCCTGTATTAAAAGAATTATATGATGATGTGTATTGATTAAAAAGTGTTTTACCTGTATAATCTATTTCAGTATATAGTGAGCCTGTCACTATTATACTTTTATCAAAACCTGGATAGTTACCTAATTCACCATTTATGTTATCAATAACATTTACCAATGCATTTTGCCATAATGTTTTTATTGAACCTGTGTCAGGACTAACATGATTTTTATAATCACATATTAAAGGTAAACTACCTGTTATAGTTGTATTACCCGTTAAACCAGTTATTATAAATGAATTAAATAATTTTGCACTACTACCTCCATTAGTTGTTCCACTTATAGTTACCGACGCACCACTATACGTTGTACCGTCAATTTCAACTACAGGATAATAAACAAAACTAGGCACTTGTATAAGTCCTCTAAAATTTTGATATAATCCTGAATTATCTTCTCCACCGGCAAGTAATGTTTCTAAATCTTCTTCAATTGCATTTTCAAAATCAGGATATAATTCTTCAACGAATTCTTTTGGTTGACATCCGTACTTATATTGATATTTTGAACGACCGAACATACCATTACTAACTAAATTACCTCCAGTCCACAACGTTGTTGCTGGTATGAATTGTTCCAAAATTTGAACCCAATATGGGCTCATTTTATTGATGAACTCATTTATGTCTATTAAATTATAAGGTGTAAATTCAGTACTATTAATATAGTCTTCATAGATTTTCTCTAACTTAATATAATTTTTTCTATACTTAATTGAATGTGAATTTCTTATTTGTTGATTAATTGTTTTTTCAACAAATTCTGCGAAAGACATTTCTTGTGTTTGACCTGATGTAAGTGTTCCAAAATTTAATGATAAATTTCTTGACTTACGATGTATGTCATAATCAATACCTTGTGAAGGTGAAATAAAAATATTAATATTTTTTCTACCTAAAATATATGGTGAAACATCATCAATTAAGTCTGTTTGGTCATTGTCAATTTCAGATTGTAATTCGTAACCAAAATCTAAACCTGGTAATGTTCTATATAAATCAAAATAATCTTCACCATACGTATATGGTTTATTTTTTGTTACAATATTTTTTGTCTTACC